TTCCCTCATTAACATCAATACTGTTTAATGAAGTGTTACTTGCTTGTGTTGTTGAATAATCTTTAATATTTGTTGTCATGTTACTCCTAATTCATAAACCATATAAAAGCTTTATCGCTTTCAGTATTATTTTTATTTATTAATGTGTTTACTGCTTCTTCCACTTGTCTTTGAAAGAATTCTTGTGTTTCAATAGAATATCTAACATTGTCTATATCAATTTTATCAGACATTATCTACTGCCACCTTGACTTGCTGTTAAATCAATTCCTTGTGCATGTGTCCACAAACTCTCTGCTGGTATTTTTACATTAGCTCTCATGTATCTACCTGATTGTCTTACTGGTGCGATACCTGATGAGTTTATTGTACTAGAGGATGAACTGGTAGCTGTATCTGCAAGTTTATCTCTAGTTTTTAAAACTACATTTGCTGTTGCATCTACAATTGGTCTTATGCCAGTTATATTTGCTCTTAGACCTGGAAATATTTCTGTTTCTGTTGTTTCTAATTCAGCTTCTAAAGTTTTTCCAGAAAATATAGCTGCTTTAAAGTTTTCATCTACTGCACCTAAATATAAATTACCACTTGTCCAATAAGCACTATCTAATGAAATATTAATATCATCTAAGTTTTCAGATATTATATCCATCAACTCTACAGTATTAACTACCACAAATTGTTTAAATATTTGTGAAGCTTTTACATTAGCAACAGACCATTTTTGCGTAACATAATTATAAATTAATAATCTATCACAAAGTCCTGTTGTGTTAGGATTTTCTTTACTAGGATATAACCATATTGCTAAAGTATTAAATGGATCTACCGCAGCAGTTATTCTATCTGTATAAGCTTTGTTTAAATCGCTATCAAAAAATCTATTTACTTTTTCCGCACCTATCGGCAATACTTGATCGCCATTGATTTGAAAAAATCCATCGTCTGCATAGAAAAATATTTGTCTATTATCTTGTGCAACTGTTTGTCCATAAACAGCACCTCTATTAGGAGATATTACTGAAAATCTAAATACAGTATTACCACCAACAAAGTCCATTCTAATAATTTGGTTTTGTCTAAATACATAACCAACCTCACCAGAAGTTATAGCCACTACTTGTCCACCTGATCCTGGTAAGTCTTGTGTATCTGATGAACTCACACCAGCTTCCCAAGTTGATATGTCATTAATACCTGACCATGCAACTCTATTTTTTGCGTTCTCTATATTACCAGTTACTAAAAAATCTCTTATTACACCGCTAACTCTGAACTTAACTGGTACAGTTCCGCTACCACTTGATGTAACTAAACTTTGTAAAGTTGCAAAAGTGCTTGAAGTTCCCATTAAGTAATACATTGGAGCATTAACTCCATTAGATGCTATTACATACTGACCAAATTGTGTGAATGTAAAAAAATCTGTATCTCCACCACTAACAGTACATGAACCTTTAACACTAGAAAATGTTCCAGATGTAAGTTTATAAATATTATCTTTTGTACCTACAAATGTAAAAACTGTATTTGTATTATCTCTAAAACTACCAGCACCTTTTGCGTTTTGTGTAACATTACTTGCACCACTATAAGCCACTAAACCTTTTACTGGTTTATAAGAGCTTTGCGCATGGTAAACATTTGTTGCTACTGTTGCGCCTGGATTTAAATGTTCTGGTTGGTCTGGCAACCATTCGCCAAAAGGTAATTGCATATTAAGTAGTTGAGGTTATGTTATTAGAGAAAGGACTTCTTACTGTGTCCTCTGATCTTATTTGTAATGGAGAACCACTAAATTGATCTTCTCTATCGTTTTGTTCTAATCTTTCTAAAGCAGTTGCAAACATAGATTGCCATGTTTGTACTTGTTGAGGATTAATCCCACCTAAAAAATTTGCTGCATGAAACAAAGATCCATACAAATATATTGCTGGATGGTTTGTTAAAATAAAATTTGTTGTATTTGTATCTGATAAAGTATCAAATGTTTTATAATAATTTATATAACCAGTATATGAAGCATCTGGTTTTGGAGAAAATCTAAAAGTATCTCCTAAAATTGTATAGCTTGATGGCAGTCCAGTTCTAGATGTTCCTTTTACTTGATCCATCTGACTAGGTGTCATGTATCTTAATGGATGTTTTGTACTACCACTTAAAATATAAAAATCTCTTACTTGTAAAAATCCTGTTGGTAGAGCTTCTGTTTCAGAATTAATTGTAATAGTTGATTGTGTAACCATTTTTCTAATTCTTAATTTAGAATTAAAATCAGCTTCAGTTAATTTAATAAAGTCATCAGCTATCTCAGATGTTAAATCTGATCTGTTTAACCAATTTGCTATTGATGCTTTTAAAGTTGTGTAAGTTGTTAATGCCATTAAAATTTACCTGGTGCTGTTCTAAAGTATCTGTAATCAGAACTATTTAATTTTTCTTTTAATATTTTTGTTTGAACATCTTTAGGTAACTCAAACCAATTACCCTTATTTTGATCGCCATTATATTCTTTAGCCCAAATTTCTAAAACTATAGATGGTACTGAAGCTATTCTTTTTAAACCTTTATCAGGACTGTAACCATCATTCTGTGTATATAATCTTTTGTTATGATTTATAATTGGTTGATGATTTACAGTTCTTTCTTGAACTACACCCTTTTCAGTTTCATAAAAATTTTCAGTAACTAAACCTGTTTTTTCTGTACTGATCTTACTCATTATCTACCTTGACCTTTATACCTTGTAAGTTTCATTTGTCTTTTTTCAGATTTATTTAAACTCTTTTTATGTTTACCTAATTTGGGTGGCTTATCTCTTGGAACAAAATGTGTAAACTTAACTCTAGCCACTACGCACTAAGTTCAGTCACATAAAGCTCACCATCAGAACTACCAATTCTTAATACAGCTATTTGTTCACCTTGAGAAACTTTTATAATTTCTACTTCATTAGCTGGTAGTAAAGTTGTGCTTGTTGTTGCTGTCGCAGATTTTGCTACATGAATATGACAAGCAATAGTGCTTACTAATCTTATATATTCTGTACCAGTAGAAAATGCTGCTGATGCAGATGAAGAACTACCTGATGTTAATTTCAGTACAGTTCCATGTCTTAATCCATAATTAAAACTCATAATTTATTTTCCTTTTTTCTTTTTACCTTTTGATTTTTTTTTCTTACCTTTTTTAGGTGGTCTTCCTTTTTTTGAACCATAAGTTCCTATTCCCATTGGCATAATTTATTTCCTTTTTATTGATTGATGGTTTTTGTGGGGAAGTACCGCTAGGCAAGATCCCCACAAAATTTGTATTATCTTCTAATAACGTAAGTAATTTCCATTTTAGAAGCATTTGTTGATCCGCCATTAGTAATCACTTCGATAACTGAACCCTCATTTACATCGTTTAAAGATGAAGGCTCAACTTCGTATTGCTTACCAGCAGAACTTGTTGCGACATGACTAATAGCAGCAGAAGTACAAGCAACATCATCTATTTCAAAAGTAATAGCTGCTGTTCCTGTGGTTGTTGCTTTGTTATGTGCAAATATTTTAATAATTCTGCCTTTGTCTGGTACAACTACAAAAGTTGAAGATGCAGTTGATACATCAGGTATAGCAGATGTTAAAAAATAATCGTTAAGTGTTCTCATTTTTTTCCCTATTTATTTGCTTCGTTCCGACTTTAAAATCTTCAAAGACCAAACAAAATTGATTTATTAATTTATATAGAGGGGAAATTAATCCCCTCCATATTTATTTTATTATGCTGTTGTTAAGTCGAATACACCACCACTTGCTTTTTCATTTCTTGAAACAAGTGTGTACTCAGCTAACATTGCTTTTTTCGCAGCGTCACCAGATTTTGCAAGATCCATAAGTTGGAAATCTCTTAAAAATGCAATAGCCCACATATCAGGTTGTATTACATAAGCCGATCTACTTCTTGAGAATCTGTTAGGTACAACAGTTAAAGCTCCGAAATCACTTTCGTAGATGTCTACTGCTGCAACTAATCTTTTGTTTTCTGCATCATCCATTCTTGTAGCACCACCAGTAAATCCTGATAGTATCTGTTTGTTGAATGAACCAAGCATAACCATAGATGGATCGCCACCTTCATCCCAACAAGATTTAATTACATCTTTTAATTGAGATTCAGTAAACGCTCTTTGGTCGCCATCAGTTCTAGCATTAGAACCAGAAGTTGATGGATCTGCACCAGAACCGCCACCTTTGTTTGAGTTAGTTTTAATCCAACACTCAATACCACCTAGTCTTCTAGCTGTAGTGTCGTTACCTGTTACAGGTGCTTGATTAGCAGTTAGAGAAGTTTCCATATCTCTTTTCAATTCTTTAGATTGTTTTGAGATTTGGTAAGCTAACTCATTATTTCTACCAGCTAGATTTACTGCATCTTGAGTACCAGATACAATAACAGATTTTCTTGAAATTTGAGTTCTGTTATTTAATCTTACTGTTGCAGTTGGTGCTGTGAATGCAATCTCATCACCTTCTATTTGGTAGTTGTCTGCTGCTGCTGCTGCAAGAGCATCAGTTTGCCATTCATGTAGAACAGCAGTTGCTTTTTCTTTACCTATTGAACTCATAAATGGAGTATCAGTTGGAGAGATTGAATAGATTATATCTGATAAATCTTCCCTCTGACCTACACTATCATAAGTCGAATAAGTATTCGTTACTTGTGCCATGTTATGTCCTTTTGTTGAGGTTTATTTGTTAGTTATCATATCCAAGAAAACATTCTGTGCATCTTTCATGCTCCCAGATTTTCTTAGACGACTCAACTTTTCTTTTCTGGCTTTTGAATTAAATTCTGCTTTGCCTTGTTTAACTCCTGAAGAAAGAACTTTACCTGGCTTAGAAATTTTTTTTGCTAAATTCGGTTTTGAATTTTGCATACTTTTATATTTCATAGCATCGTTCACCAACATTACTATTCTATGATCGTATACTTGTGAAATCTCTTGGTCATTAAAACCATAGTTATTAAGTGTAGCTTTCATATTAGTTTTTAAACTTGACGCTTTTGTCGGATCAGAAAATTCTGGCATTTTATTTACCAGTTGTTTTTGTTGATCTTGTAAGTAAGTATCAAATTGTTTTTTTTGTTCGGATTGCGTTTTTTCCATAACTGAATTAAGCTTTTCTTGCTTTCTTCTTAGTCTATGTTCAATCCTTGCGGCTTCTGTTGGATCTTCTTCGTACAACTTTTCCAAATCAGCAGAATTAACTTCTGTTTGTAATTGTTGTTGAGCAACTGACATAAGCTGATTTATTTCATTTAGCTTTGAAGAATAGTCTTGTCTTTGCTTTTCAGACTCAGATTGAAAGTTCTTTCTTTGATTAGAAAGTTCTTCAGTCTTTTGTCTATAGTCAGCATCTCTTGAATAACCATTTCTCAACTCATCAAGGGTAACATCAAATTCTTGACCAGCAACTTTTACCTTGTAGGTGGAATCTTGTTTCTCTTGAGTATCAATTTGTTCTTCTTCTTGAGATACATCTTCGGAAGCTTCCTCTTGCGATTCTTCTTCCTGATTTTCCTGTTCCTGAGGTTGATCGACTTGCAATTCCTCATTTTGTGGTTCAGGAGAATTTTGTTTAATTTCTTCTTGTGGTGGCTCTTGTTGACCTATTGTTTCTTCTTCTTTTGGGTTCAACAAACCATTTACTGCCTTAGTGGCTTTCTGTAAATCAGTTTCAGCTTCCTTGAGAGGATTGGCATAATTGTCTGACATATATTTTCCTTTTTAAGTTAAGCTCCTCTATATGAGGTTGGCTTATCCTAATCTTTATGATTAGAATTTTTTCTTGCTGATACTTTTTCTGTAATCTTCTAATTGTTTAGAAGCCAGTTTTCCTGTATCAATAATTTCTACTAAATTTTGTTCTACTTTGTTTACTACATTGTAAGCTAACCAAAGTTTTTCTCTGGTACTTTCTTCATTAACACCAGTATTAAATAAACTACTTTGATAAAGTTCTCTTAATTTATCAAAACTTTCTTTTAATAAAGGATTTTCAAAAAGTTGTTTAGCCTTGTTTGCTTGGGTCAACTCCTGCTGGAGCTTGTCCTGTTCTTGGTTGTCCATCTAAAGTATTCACTTGTTGTTGTAGTCTATCTGAAGATTGTTGCGCAGCTAAAAAAGTTTTATTTCTATTCGTTGTGATTAACTTTTCTAAATCAGCATCTGCTTTTATTTTAGCAGTATCTAATTGTATATTATATTTAAGTTCCATTTCTTTTATCTTAGTTTCAAAAGATAAAATTTTCTCAGCAGTATCAGCTTTTAATTTTTTACTTTCTAATTCAAGCTCTGCAATTTTTCTTTTCTCCTCAGATGCAATTCTAGTAAACTCAATTTTTTCAATTGGAGTTGGAGGAGGTGGAGGACTAGGTTGAACTAATTGCATTCCTTGTTCAGGATTAATGAAATAGTTTTCAACATTTTTAAGTCCAGCTTCTTCAATAATTTTTGCTAAAGAATTATAAATATTTTTTAAAGTAACCATTGGATATTCTTTGTTACCTTGTAATTGGAAAGCTTGTAATTGTTTTTGTAAAATATTATTTAACATTACAATTTGTTGTTCTTTAGAACCAGATCCTAAACCAACTGTAATATTAATGTTATATCTATTTTTCCATTCAGTAGGTCTTACTGGTACAAACTTATTATTTAATTCTACAATTCTTTCTTTGTCTTGATATTTAACTGTAAGTTCAAATATTCTTCTAAATAAATCTTTAATACCTGTTTCAGCAAATACTCTTGCAATCAATTCCATTCTCATTTGAGATTGGTTCATCAAAGTATTAACACCTGTTGCAGTTTTATTTAAACTGTCAGCATCTAAACCTTGACTATATCTTGTAATACCAGTTCTTGATTCTCTAACTGTATCTAAATATTCTAATAATGGAAAAGCTTGTTGCGAAATAGTTTGGTTTTGCATTGGTAGCATAACCTGACTTGGTGGTTGTTTAGTTCTAACAACTCCGCCTGGTCTTGATGTAAGTAAATCATCAAGATTTACCATGCCATCCATGATTGCTACTCTGTTGTTATTAGTTAAATACATGTTGTCTAGCAACTGTCGCATTACAGTTGATTTAACTAATTGAACATCTTCTACTAATTCTGAAACCGATCTACCATAAAATCTATGTGGCATTGGTATTGGAGTTAAACTACAGAAAGGAATGAAATCGCAGCTCATATTTTCAAGGATTGTATATCCGCCAGTACCAGCTACTATTACTTTTCTAAGTTCAGCAATGCCATCACCATCCATATCAACTCTGATATAGCATTCGTATAATTCTATTTCTTGTGTACTCTCATCTGGAGCATCATTAAATGGACTTTCGTCAATGTCAGAATATCTAGTTAGTCTTTCATCGTTTAATAAAATAGTATTTGTTGTTGGCAAGTCATCAACAACCTCTTTATCAAAACCCATTTTAACTAATTCTGATCTTGTTTTTAAAACTTTATGTGCAACAAAGTTTGCTTCTTCAATAGACTTTGAAGTTTTTTGAATTAAAAATTCTTCAGGTGGAATATTTTCTATTTTAACTTTGCCAGACTTTGAAGTTCTTTTAATAATACAATTGTGTAATTGTGGATTAGGTATTTCACCTAATTCTTGACCCTGAGCTTCTGCTAATTTTTTTATTTGTTCTAGTTCTGCAATTGCTTTTTCATCGTCAAAAGTTTCTTCTTCAACAACCTCAACATCTTCATCATTAATTAATAATTGATATTCTTGATCGTTTAAATTTTTATAAGTTTCTTGCTCAACCGACTCTGACTCATCCCAATAAACTTTTACAATTCCATTCTTTTCAATTAAAGCATCTTTAAACCAACTATATAAAATACTAAAACCATTATTATCTTTGTTAAAAATATAATTTATATAATTAGTTGCTTGTTCTGCTAGAGGAACATCTTCTGATTTTACTGGTTCGCATTTAACAACTTGGTTAGATGCTGTAAAAATTCTAAGTAGGTTTGGCAACATGGTTTCAACTGTGTCAGCAACATCTGTTGATACGACTTGTGATCTACCATCTATTTCTGTGCCAAGCGGATCGCCCATGTAATACTCTAGGGATTTTTTTCTTGAGGAAGATAAATTACCTCCCATATATCCTAAAGCATTATTAATCTCTTGATCTATTATTCCTCTTAATTCTAATTCTGTAACTTTTGCCATATTAAACTATATAATCTAAATTTACTGGAACTTCTTTTTTCCAGTCGCTCATCTCTACACCCTCACCCACAATACCTGTTCTAAAAGCATCAGCGCAATGTGATGCGTAATTGTGCATGGGTTTGTTTCGAAAGCATTGGTTTTTATCATCCCACCTTTTTTGGTAGGCTTTCAAATTCTCTAATCCTTTTTGACATTTGTTTTTGTCAAACCAACAATTAGGAATAGCTTTTCTGACAGCTTCAATTCCATCTTCTATAGATAGTTTTGGTGCTACTTCAAAAGCAATACCTAATTCTAAAGCACTCTCTAACCTTGACTTACCAAAATTACCTATCTCCCTGACTTTAATATCATGGGGAGCTATGTGTTTTGAATACTCATAATCCTTGCGATTAACTACATCTACATAATGATCTAAACCTTCACCTGCATTTTCGTAGTAATCTATTAATCTTATTTCGCCTTTATACCTTTGGCAGAACCATATAGCTGTACTGTCATTTAAGCCTAAATCCCACCATGTTTCAACATCAAGGTTCTCATCATACAGATTGTCCGAAATCCTTTTCTCTGACTCTAATTGTTCGATTAAAGCACCATAATATGAACCTGTTATAGCAGCTTGGAAACTGCACTCAAACTCTTGCTCATATAAATCCTCAGACATCATTTGCTTTGCAGCAACTAATTCTTCAGGATCTAATATGTTAGTATCACTAGCTTTGAACAACCCAGCATACCAAGTATCGTTTTTCTTGGCATCTTCGTATAATTGATAGAAGTAATTTCTACCTTTAGGTGTTCCAATAAATACGCACCAACCCTTTCGGTCTGCCAATGCTGGTCTTATGACCTCTGGAAATATAGTAGGTTTAATGCTTTGAGTTTCGTCAAAG